TCAGACTCGCTGCTGGTGCAAGTGGACAGAACAGGTGGTTTAATCACAAAGCTCTTATCGCACTCTGGGACAATCCAGAATACTGGGATGGAACACAGTTTCAGCCAGGGACATACAATTACTCTGGGCCAGGTCTACCTTCACACGATGGATATGCTCATACACTCAGTCCGTTCACAGTAACGACAACTATCAGACTCCACGATAATGGCTTCTGGTCAAACTATCGTACTTTCTGGTCTTGGGGTCGTTTCAACCATAACCACAGAGAAGCTGCAGGTGCAAGACTATTCTCGATGAGTGGTCTCATGCACTTCTTCTTAGGTGGTGGTTCACACTGGAGAGATAATACGACATTCCACTTATCCTTTGTTCCAGACGTTCCAGGCACAGGTAACTTGTTCAGCCTGAGTGCACACTCCGCTGGGGATATCATAACAGACATAGGGAACACAGGTAGTAAAGTAAGAATGTTGGAGAATCCAAATCACCCAACATATGGTTCACCAGACCAAGCTATCAAGTGGTATCAGATGACCATCACATACGATGGTAGTCCAGTTGGATACGTTGGTTCTGGAAACACAGGAATGACACAGTCTGAAATGTTGACCACCATTAGGAATGGTTGGCACTTCTATTTCACGAATATGGCGTCAGGTGAGGTTGTAGAAGCTGATTTCGTATTGACTGCGTTTGATAGAGATGGAGTCCTTGGTTTTGCAGGTGGTGATACGTATCAAGACCTTACAATGACTCATATTCCAAGAAGAAATATGTTTGGATGGTGTTCTAACCAAGGTGGAGAGAACAACTACACATTCAGGGGTAAATGGGCAGAGGGTCACTTCATCGATGAGGGACTTACAAAAGAAGAACTACAAGGTGACCAACATAGAAGAAATGGTTTTGCACTTGACCCAATAGGTTTCCAGAGAGAAAGACAACTTCAGGGTAATCCTGTTGACGAGACAAATGCAGGTTTCTGGTCGTTCTCCTATCATTCACAGAAGGATGATACATCAACGGCTCCAACGGCAAATAACCTGAACAACATCTTCGCTTCTACACCACAAGACTCAGACCTTGTTCTTTTCAGGGGTAACGCTCACCTTAACGACAACGCGAACACTCGTGAGATGATTCCTGACTGTAATCAGTGGTCATACAATTACGATGATGATAGAATAGGTGGAATATCAGGCATCACCATTATTTCCTATGTTGATGAAGAAAGACCAATTGAACCTGTACCGATTATTCTTGATGAGTCCATCATTCTATCTTCCATTGATGTTGACCCAGAATATGATATTGTCGAAATCGTCAACCTTGGAGTAAATGATGAAGCCCGTCCACCAGACTTTGGTAGGTTCCTCGACAACCTGACAACTGAAGATGACTTCAACATACTGGCAGAAGATGGAGAGAACCTATTTGCAGATATGGTGTTCGACTTTGGTTGGATAGAAGAGTTCGCTACAGTAGAACTGGAGAAGACACACTTCATTCCAGCACAAATACAGAACGTATTCACAGTATTTGGAGATACTGACTTACCAGAGGTCAAACTCTTTGTTGATGAGTTGAGTGGTGGACCAGTCATCAGAACCGCAGAGTTTGGTTTTGAGGGTGGGACTTTTGTCGACACTATCAACGTTTTGGCGACCTTCTCAGTTTTTGGTGGACACACAAACACCACCGCGAACACATTCGATACGTTAGAGAAATTCCCTAACCCACAACCTTCGTTTGACACAGTTGTCACTACAGTCACGGACTTGGGTGACATTAGAACACAATACGAGATACTGATTCCAGCGTATGATGTCGGACAAAGTGAAGTGGAACATTTCTTCTTATCTTCAGAAGCAGACGTAGACTTGTTCACTGAAGATGACCAAGAAATAGAATTTCCTAACACCATTGCGACGGCGGGACAACTGATACTGTCAGATGTCACTCAGTCACATATTTCAGGATACTCTACGATAGAAGAGATTATCCTTGGTCCAATAAACTCGGCTCCGACTATGGCACCAGTCTTTTCGGAAGACAGAAACTTGGACCTCGTTATAACACCATCCGTACAGGCTAGTTCCTTTATGGATGACTTGTTCTCAGTTACTTCTATACCGAATGTAACTGTCACTGAAGATTTCGATGTACCAAGAGATTTTACAAGTAATGTAAGTCATAGTACGACTGGAGTCTCAGAGGTATTTGGAAGGAGCATAAGCTCTGGACTTGTAGGTATGGGTATCAATTCACTAGGAAGGATAGTAATAGCAAACCAAGATGGAGACTATCTCATAACTCAGAATGCAGTAACCCTTCTGGCGACACAAGACCATACCTTAACACTACAAAATGTCATCGCTGACGATGATGGAAATATAATTAGCGTTGACATTGGAGATGATGTGACTGCAGAGGCAATCACACACGAAGACGAAGGAAGAATAATATTGAACCAACCATTTGTTCCAGGCTTAACTGAAGTCATAATTGACTCCATTTCAAATCCAAGAACAGTGGATGACATAGTGTTCTTACCATTTATAAACTATCGTTACCAGTGACTCTAAATAGAGGAAGTGGCAACATCTACAAAAACACATTCAAAATTTTAGGAGCATACAATGCCTGCAATCGTAACTAATAAGTTCCGAGTTCATAACTCCGAACAGTTTCACGAGGCATTCTCTGAAGCAGCTTCAACCAACCAATTCATTTTTATTGGTAAGGTTTCGGAGTGGTTGGATGCGTCTAGCGTTAACATTGACGCTAACCCTCCTACTCCAACTGACACAGTAGAGAATACCGAGTACAATCATTGGGATGATATGATTCTGGCGAAGCGTGTAACATCAAACGATGTATCACACGTTATCAACCGATATAACTGGACATCTGGTACAGTTTACGACCAGTTTGACAGTCAGGATTCATCCTTGTATTCAAAGCCATTCTTTGTTGTTACAGAAGACTTCAACGTCTACAAGTGTATGTACAACAATCATGGCGCACAATCGACTGTGATGCCCTCCAGTATCAATACAAGTGCTGGAGTTTCTGAGACAACCGCTGACGGATACAAGTGGAAGTATATGTACTCCATCTCCGCAGCTGATGCTCTCAAGTTCATCACAACTTCTTTTATCCCAGTCAAGAGACTACGAACCAACGACTTCACCAACTTAGGTGCAAACGCTGGTGAGATCGCTGACGATGGTTCAAACCAGTGGGAAATTGAGAACTCGGCAACTGACGGAAGTATCGATGTCGTTGTCCGAAACGCATCTGGTAATGGTGCTGGTTACCTCTTCACAGACGCCGAAGTTACATCTTCAGCTCTGGGTGGTGCAACACCAGACCTGACACTCGACTTCACCAACTATGGTGGTGTCAACCCAGCTCAGGACACACTGGCTGGTTCATGGATTTACGTTTCCAGTTCTGCTACAGGACAGGGAATGTTAGCCGAAATTTCCGCACACAACGGAACGACTTTCACACTCGACGCTAACACTGGAAACCTTGGTTCCCAGGCTGGCGACGCTAACTATCAGTTCGACCTGACATTGGCTCTGGCTGGTGGTGACGTTGTGAAGATTGGTCCTAAAGTTATCGTGAACGGAGATGGTAGCGGGGCTCTCGTATATGCAACAGGTTCAAACACCTCTGGTATCGTGGATATGTTCGTAGCGAACACTGGTTCAGGATATCACGTAGCTAACTTGGCTGTAACACAGACCAACGCGACTATCACAACCGCAGCTGATTTCCGACCAGTTCTCTCCCCAGTGGGTGGACACGGATACAACATGGTTGAGGAACTCTTTGGTTTCAACGTCATGTTGAACGTTCGTCTTGAAGGTTCGGAGTCTAACACGTTCACAGTCTCGAACGACTTCCGTAAAATCGGATTGGTACGTGACCCAGTTCAGTCCGCTGACGCAACTCAGTTGTATGTCAGTGAGTTGGCTGACCAAACCACACGCATCAAGATTGGTTCGACCATTGCTTCGTCCGCTGACTACTATGTCGCTGACCAACAAGTCATTGGTTCCCTTTCAGGTGCTACAGGCTTTGTTGTAGACTACAACAATACGGCCGACGCTAACTCAGCTGGTACACTTGGTTCAGGTTCAGACCCACAGGTCTACCCAGAACTTCGTGTCACTGAGATAACACGTGGTGGAAACAGCACCGCAGGATTCGATGGTGTCCCAGGCTCTTTCCAAATTGGTGAGAGAATTATGAGAGTCACCGCAGGCGATCCTAATGGTGTCGCGACTGACCCAGTCACCGCTGCTAACGATGCAACATCCTCAAACGTAGTGTTTGAGAAGCCAGACATGAAGAAGTATCGTGGAGATATTCTTTATGTTGAGAACAGGTCACCTGTATCTCGTGCTTCTGACCAAGTTGAGGACATTAAACTCATCGTTCAGTTCTAATTTTACTGCCCCGCTTCGGCGGGGCATTACTAAGGAAGTTGAATGCCAGTCCAATCAGACCAACTATTTACCTCTGACCCATATTATGATGATTTCGATGAGAGGATGAATTTTTACCGCATCCTTTTTCGACCATCATACGCGGTACAGGCTAGAGAGTTAACACAGATACAGACCCTATTACAGGACCAGATTACTAAGACGGCAAATATCGCATTTCGCGATGGTGATTTGGTGTCAGGCGGGGGTCTCACAGTGGATACCACTGTAGCTTCAGTCAAACTAGAAAACACGTTTGACAATGCAACTGTTAATGCACAACATTGGTTGGGTTCTACCATCTACGGCGCCGCCGATGGTGGTTCAGGAACTGCACGTGCCTATGTTGTCGCTGTTTCTGATAGGGACTCATTCGACCCTAACACACTTATCGTAAGATACTTATCTGACTTAATTTTTGCTGACGGAATCACAGTCTACGATGCCGACAGAACATTAGAAGCGACTACAGTTTCCGCGACAGGGGCTTCCAAAACACCAAACGCCTCAAACGTCGCATCCATCGTATCAGTTGATGAGTCTATCTTCTACCTCTCAGGGTTTCTCAATTACGTACCACAACAAACACTTATCCTTGAGAAGTTCGCAAACACTCCATCCTACTCTATCGGTTTTAACATTGATGAAGTGATTGTTGACGAAGCAGACCAAAACGCGAGTCCAGTCTTTTCCGACATCCCAATAGGAGAAACACTCCTCGACCCAGCCAACGGAGCTTACAACTACAACGCACCAGGCGCGACTCGTTATCGACAGATACTCAATATTGCAAAACGCACTTATTCAAACACAGACGTTATCGAGGCAGAAGGTAATACTCGATTCGTTGAACTTTTCAGAATACGAAATGGAGAGGTATCATCAAACTATGACTCAATCTATCCTAATGACACTTTTAGAACGAGACCTACTGAGGACATGCGAGAAGTTAAGAAGTTACTCGTATCAGCACATCAGAACAGAGGCGTCGAAGGATTTACAAATACTTCTGTACAAAGCACGGTCACAGGAAAAGGAACTGCCTTTCTAACAGACTTTGCGGTCGGAGACAAAGTATATCTTGAGAAACAATACTATTATGGTAACGGAACAGTTTCTTTCAATGGTTCCGCTTACATCACAGGACAGAACACGACTTTCTCAGATGACTTTACCGCAGGCAAGTTCATACGTGTAAACGATGTAGACTACGAAATTGCAAACGTCCTTTCAAATACCTCGATGTACATCGTAGGACAAACTGCAAAGAATGTCGTAGAAAACCCATACATCGTTAAAGCACAAAGACCATCAGAAGTTTTAGCGGTTGGTTCAGATACTTCAATGACTGTCAACGCATTAGTCGGTGACGGAACAGACCAAAAGATAATAAATGCCAATACCTTTACTGTACGAGTTGAGGGTGGACAGATACAACATGGTGACCATATCGAGACATTTCAAACATCAAAAGATATCACCATTAGAAAACCACGAGACACACAGTACATCAACAACGTATCGGTAGGTGTAGGTTTACAGAATTACTTTCTTGTATCTGGTGAACAAGACGGACATCCAACCTTTCTACAAGGTCCAGGCGCTTTTGACCTAGAGAACCTTGGGGATGTTGTCCATCTTCACTCTTCACCATTTGCAAATACAGCAACCCTGACTCAAATCATGTCTACAGTAGTCGCTACTGCTAGAGTCAGGGACTTCATGCCACTATTCGTTGAGAATGTGGACCAAGGTATGAATGGGTATGGTATCGCACTTTGGGATATCCGACCAAGAACTATTGCAAATACTATCGGTGTCGTAGGTGACACGACTGGTTTTTACGCAAACAATACCTTGTTGACACTCAACGGACCAACTGCTACTCTGGATGACGCCTACAATGGTGTCACGTTGGAGTTCACAGATGGGAAACTGGCAGGATTTCAAACAAGAATTAAGACATATTTTGCGAATAGCTCACTCATCGTTGATCCTCTACCAAACATGCCTGCTAACAACGATGGGTATCGGCTCCTGTTTCAGTCTAAGGATGTCAAGTCTATTTGTGCACAGAACAACTCTAGCTTGAGTATCGCTACAAAATACCAAGTTAGTAACGCATATGGGAAGGTAAGTAATACCATTAATGGGTATACTTATCGTGACAGCGTATTATTTAAACAAAGCCAAACTCCTCAGTTCCTCTACGAAACACCTTACCAACTAAAGTCCGCAAGGACAGCGGGTGGTACAGTGAAGACCAGTTACAAGTCAAGACGTAGAGAGTTAGTCACGATTGTTCCTCAGGCTGGTACTGCGGGACAAATGACAGTGGACTCAGGTATTCAATTTACCTTCCCATTTTTTGACGGAACGATGGACGCACAAGACGCTCGAGAGAGTTTCCAAGTCTTTGTCGCGGCTACATCGGATAACATAAACACACCAGTAGGAAATTCCCTCGCCATCTCAGGTCAGTTAGACTCAGTCACGCTAGGTGGAGGTGGTGCTGGTGGAGGTGCAGGTAAGGCTACCTCAGCTACTTTCTTTATCTCTGATAGAGGTGCGGCAACACAGGCTTACGTTGTCGCTACAGTAGAAGCTGAGAACATGACATTCAAGACCAAGACACTTATAAACGAGACAGGATTCATAGCCGAAGAACCAAACACATCTTTAGGAGGACTGGATAGCGTTCAGAAGACAGATGTTTTTAGAATTCGTGCGGTCATCGATTCACAGGTAGATGTCAACGGAAACAAGAACATCCTTTCATCTAGCGACCTCCAAGTTGCCGCTCAGGGGGGAACACTATCTGGTGCAAATACTGTCTATGTCACAGAAAACTACGAACTTGATACAGGGCAACGAGACGATTACTACGGCCATGGAGGGGTCAGACTCGTTGGTAACCCACCTACAGGACAAATCGGAATTGTTTTCGACTATTTCGAGCATGATACAATTGGCTCTGCCGCTTACTTTAGCATTGATTCTTATCCTACTGTTTTCGAACCCGAAGATATTCCTGTATATACTACGAGTGCTGGAAGGGAAATACAACTGGCGAACTGCTTGGACTTCCGACCAGCCATCAGAGACTACGAGTACACATCAACCTACTATGCAAATACACAAGTAGATGACCCAGGCACAGTAGGTGAGGTATGGGACTCACTTCTTTTTCTACCAACGATGAACGATGGTGTGTCATTATCCCTTGGATATTACACAAAGAGAATTGACACCATCATGATTGACGCAGAACACGAGATAGAACTCATCACTGGTAGTGCAGATACAGAACCAGAAGCTCCAATGGTAAAGAAAGATGAGTTGGAGCTTTTCGACATACTTGTCTATCCATACGCCGAGTCCATCAGAGAAATAAAAATAAAACCAACTTTCGCTACATACGACAAGACATACGACCTATTCACAAACTTTGCAGAGGGAGACACCTATGGTCAACCTTCTGGACTGGTCAGAGCTTACGTAGAGAGTTTCGAAGGTTTCAGTAAAGCTGATATCGGTACACCAGAGTTTTCGATGTCGATAGACACAAAGGACAGAGTCCTTATGTCGATGAAGAATACACAAGTGTGGGATATGACATTCGCACAGAATGCATCTAGGAACGTAATGTCCTATGATGACAAGATTATTGTCATGGACCACATTCATGTTGACACTGTTCAACAACCATATTATTCAAATACAATAGCTATAAACCCATTCGGTAGGTCAAAGTTCCAAGGTCAACTCAAGATGACACCATCGATTGACCCTTGGTTCGACAGTGATGTCAAACCTACAGTTGCAGTCAACCAAGTTGGAGAGAACGACCTGTTTGAAACAGGTGCAGTAAACTATCTTAACTCTTCCTTCAACTTCTGGCAGACATACTGGTGGGGGTATCACTCTGAAAAAGATAAGTTCCCAAAGAGGTCGACAAGACAGTTTGAGACTTTCGCAGCCAGAGTTCCACAAGCACCTTTACCAATTCAGTTTCACGAAGTTCTGAATGACAACATCACCAGAGACGCATCGGTAATACCATACATGCAGTCTACTGACATCTTCTTCAACGCTGAAGGTCTCAAACCTATGGCAAATGTATTCCTGTATGTGGATAACGAGAGAGTAGACCATCGGTTTGTATCTCTACCACAAGGACTGGTATTTGAAGATGTCAACATTCAAGGTTCTCAGTTTGAGATTGGTGAGACAGTCAGTCAGGTGACGAATGTCGGTACTGCAACGGCAACAGTTGTTCACTCATTCAAACCAACCACAGACAGAACCACTGTCCTTGTGATACGAACATCTGATGCAGACTTTGACGTTGACGCTGAAGATACAGTTGACGGACAAACATCGGCTGGTCGTGGTAACCTCTTCAACGTAGAGGCCGCACCAACATCGTTTGAGGTAAACCAGTATGGTATCACCGCTGGACTCCTGAGACTACCATCGGGTCGGTTTACGGCAACAGATAAACTTATACGTATTTCAGATAAAAACCTTTACGAGGCAGGAAACACTCACGAGTCGACTTTCGCTGAGTTCGTGTATCGAGCAAGACCAAACTACCCAATGGCTCGACAAACACGACCTAACGAACTGAGGAGGTCCGACAATAGAGATGACACAGTTTACTACTCAGAGTATGACAGAGAGAAGTATACTACTGATTTTACAAGAGAGTTCGCTCAGTGTATTTACGTAGACCCTGCTGAGTTTCCTAAAGGTTATTACATGACAGGTTTCGCTATTTACGTGGCGAACACAGACTCATTGGCTAACACTGGTTCACCTCTCAAGTTCTCGATGAGACCAATGGTCGATGGATATCCATCACCATCAGAGATACTACCCTTCTCAGAGAGAATCGTACAAGCAACAGAGGTAAGAACTACAGTACAAAACAACTTAGAACCAGATAGTCAAACAACAAATGATGGAGATGGAAATGGCACGAAGGTATACTTCAGAGCCCCTGTCTATCTTTATCCAGGCCAAGAGTATGCTCTTGTCATCGACACAGACAACCCAGAATATAAACTCCATGTTGGTAAAATTGGAGAAACGCTTGTCAACCGAACTCACAGAATCCGACCATACAAAGAACTCCCAAGAATGTACAGGAGAAACAACAACGGAGGATGGATAGAAGACAAGTTCACGATGTTGACGATGCAGACATATCGTGCAGACTTTTACACAGGTTCATCATACGCACGTTTTGTTATGACATCACCTCCAACATCGAACGTCCGAATGGATGGTTTCCACTTACACGTGGGTGACGTTACATTTGGTAACACAGCTCATATCGACTATCAGTGGAAAGGTTCATCGGAGACAAGGGGGGATGACCTCGACTACAGGTCATTCGGAGCAAACGAAAACTATTGGTTCAACAGTATTTCTAAGATAGGTGAACAGAGAGTTATTTCTACATCTGCAAACTCATTCACACTAAACGCAGTAATGTATACAGGACACGAAGACCTGTCACCTATTTTTGACTATGAACAACTTAAACTCGTCACTTGGGAAAACGTGATAGATAACGCGGAACTTACCAATGACGCTTTCATTATAGAAAACCCAGGCCAAGGTTATCACTTTGACACTACTGTCAACGGAAATACTGAGGCAACCATCACGATTTCGGGTGGAGATAGATACGCTAATGGTGACGAAATAGCTGTCGCGTCCCTGAACATGGGTGCAGGTGGTAGAATATCATCTGTCAATGTTATCAACGGAGGGTCGGGATACTACGGAAATGTCGCCATCACAATAACAAATAAGGCTGGAGAGGCTGCACCAACTACAGACGCAGTCATTCGAGTCAAGTCAGAAACAGACCCATACCTTGGCCTCGTAGGAAGTAGATATATAAGTAAGGTCTTTGAGATTGGAGATACAGCAAATGGTCTCAAAGTTATGTTAGAGGGTAAGAGGCCAGGTGGGTCCAATATTAAGTTGTATATGAGAGCCGTATCTGGTTTTGATAACTCTAGAATATATGATGCATACTACCAAGAAGTCCCAATGATAGGAGACTCAAACACTGTATACTCTGACGTTTTCACAGAGTTTACATTCCAGACTGCAGATGACTTTCTGCTGAGGGACCAGACAGAGAGAGTCTTTGGTGAGTTCTCAACCTTTCAGGTAAAGGTTGTATTCACATCAGAAGATACCTCAAGAACACCAGAGGTACGAAACATGAGGATATTCGCTTACAATAGGAACGTATAATGGCTAACACTACTTCAACCAGCTTTGTAGACTTAAAAGAGATAGAGACTGCTGATACGCTAGATACGTTTCGTCTAGAGTTCAACAAGGTTGCAAATCTTATAAACCTCAGTTATTCTTCTGAGTCGAGTAATACAGAACTCTATCCAGACTACGAACCAAATACTTTGGTGATGAGAGGACCGAATGGTGAGTTCTCGGCTGGTGACTTGGTAGTCAACAACATTAAACTACAAGGTGAAATATCGGGTAGAATCAACCAGATAGCTGACGATGAGTTCGCAACCATGATAAAACTGGATGGTTGGGATGAAGAGATAGATGATACCACAATCAAGTTTTATGCTGGTGGTGGAACAGAAGGTCAAGAACGAGCGACAATAAACTCAACGATGGTCGACATCAAACTTGACACCAACATCTTAGGAACTCTCAATGTCTACTCACAGGTAAACCTTCAGGACCAACTCGTTGTCTTTCAGAACACAGAGTTCAAGACACCAATCATGTTATCGAGTGGTAACAATACAGTCACAGTAGGTTTAGAGGGACAACTCAGATACAACATAGAGAACGAAGAAGTTCAGGCATACAAACTGAACGATGGATGGACAAACGTAGCATCAAGTATCGACGCCGCTACAGACACAATACTTACTGCAGTCCAACCCAACGAAGTTCTGACATGGAATGGTTCATCGTGGGTGAACCTACCAGTCAACCCATTGGGAAGTGCAAGTATGGACATTCTGGCTGATGTCGCTATTGACTCATCCAATGTCGCAGCTGGAATGTTCATTCGTTACGATGGAACGTTCTGGAGAGAAGAGACTTTATACATCGACATGATAGAAGATGTCGATACAGTAAACCGAACACCTATGAATGGTGACGTATTACACTGGGACACCGCAAACTCTACTTGGGTTCCAAATACAGTCGCAAATACATCCACACAAAGTGCCAACCTTGTTGGTCAGGACATTGTATTCACAAGACAGGACACCACACTTTACTCTGTCAATACTGGTCCTCTGTTCAATACCATCAACGCAATGGCAGATGTTGACATCACAGGTGCATATCAAGACGCTATTTTAAAATGGGACATCGGTCCTGGCGGTATCGGTAGATGGATAGTCACACAACAAGACTCTGTCGCTAATACTTCCATCAAGGATGCTCACCTTGGTTCTCAGACCAGTGTTTATGCTAACACTATTTTGGTCGAGAGGGCTAATGGAGAAGACCCATTCAACATTCCTCTTCATGACCTCATCTCATCCCTTGACAGACTGGGTGATGTTTCCACCAAGGACGCAAATGCTCCTGTAGGTGGACAGGCACTTGTCTGGGATGATGTCGCAGAGAGATGGTCACCAAACAACATTATCGCTACAACAGCGAACCTAGACTCAAACTTCCTTGGTGACATGGGGGATGTAAACGTATCTGGTGCGACAGACGGACAGGTCATTAAGTATAACACAACAAGTTCAAAGTGGGAACTCGCGGATGACATAAACGATATCACAATGAAGTCATTGGGTGAACTACAAGACGTAGACATCGTTTCACCTACCGCTAACTCATTCCTCAAATGGACAGGTAACGAGTGGGTTGCAGCCTCAGACATTGTAAGTGAAGGTCTGGGTCACCTCACAGACGTTGCAATAGATGACCCTCTGTATGCACCACAACATATGCAGGTTCTCAAGTTCAACTCAAACACGAACAAGTGGGAACCACACGATGACTCACTTACAGAGATTGGTTCTTTCGGACTGTCTAGACTTTCGGACGTAGACGTAGAAACTACACCACCAACCAACGGACAAGTTCTGAAATGGGATGCAGCTGCAACTCAGTGGAAACCAGTCGCAGATGATTCGTATTTAGCTATTTTGGACACAGTCGTTCTGACCATTATGAACGATGTG